CGATTGCGAGGAGATCAGCGGCACCATCGGCGAAATAGATATCAGAGTCTAACTGGCGATACAAGTCGCGAACCTCTACACCCGCGGGGCTCAGCAGCTCCACCGGGATGGCACCATACTGGAGGCGCCGGGCTGCAACCACCCTTACAAATTCCTGGAAATCTTTTACCATTTTCATCATCCTCCTTTCCTCATCTGTGTCTTACCATTGTGAGGGTATGGTGGCAAGGTGAAGCTCTCGCCAGGAGGATGGGCCCCGGAATAGCCGCCGGGGCTCGGCGTTTGGTGGATCAGACGGCCAGGGCGATGAGGAAATACTGATATTTAAAACCCCCGTCGTTTTTCTTAAAGATTTCAATATCATTTTTTGCGGCAGCTTCGCTCCAATATCTCTGTATTTGGTGAGATATTCTCCGATAGCCCTTGTCGTTAGGATAGTGCACCCAGCGGCCATCGCCGCAATAGAACATGGTGTGCCCGTTTTCGCTTGCTTGCATAATAATGTAATACATGGCGTTTTCCTTTCTGCCCCGGATTGGCCGCCGGGGCTCGGCTTGTGGTTTGGTTACCCGAGGACCCGGGAAGCGACCGGCACCAGGTAGTCGCCGTCGACCTTCCAGGTTTCCTCGTACGGGGTGTTGTTCGGTCGCGTAGCGTACCAGGAGACCTCCGCAAGGGAGCGGAACCGCTTAAAGCCCTTAGCCATAAGCTCCTTATAGAGGGTGTTACCGGCTTCCGGCGATACATACCGGGAGGAGACCGAGGCCCCGAAAACGCCCGCCTGCTGAACCTCAACCTCGCAGCGTTTCTCGTAGCGGGTGAATGTGTAGCGGGTGCTGTCCTTTTGAATTACCGTGACTTTGATGATTCGATCAAACATTTTTATTTCTCCTTTCTTATTTGCTACGGAAGGAAGCGAGACCGAAGCGGCGGGCGATTGCTTTTCTTATCGTGAGGTCGTTGCTGAGATAACCGGAGGAGCTGATCGCTTTAACCTCGCCGGTCTCGGTATTTTCAGCGAAGGTGGCGCGGGCGATAAAATCGGAGTAAACGACGAACTCGATGCCCTGGACGTTGTGGAAGGTGTGGTTAGACTTCATAATTTTTATTTCCTTTCGTTTCAGGGGAACTGGTGTTCCCTTCGTGATGGCCTTATGTTACACCTCTGGAAGTACCTTTACAATTCGCAAAAGGTCCAAACTTCAAAAACTTTTTTGTCTCTTTTGTACATTTCTACGGGTATCAAAATGGAACAAGGTCTTGTTCCACTGGAACAACAAATCAAATCGAAAAGGCGCCAAGGGTGGAACAACTGGAACAAGGTCAAAATTCTTTGTTCCACCCAGGACCATGTCAAAAAGCTATATACCATAAGGCTTTTTTGACCTACTGGAACAAGTGGAACTACTGGAACAATACTTCTTTAAAATAGGGAAATAAGGACAATATATGGGGTATATAGGGGAACATATAGCCTTTATAGGGGGTTTATTAGGAAACAGCGTTCCATTTGTTCCCTTTGTTCCACCCCTGAAAACGCAGCCCATGAAAAGCTGGCAGTGCATGGCAGTTAAAAAGTGATAAACTGATAGCATGAGGAATTGGCCCTGTGACCAGCTCCTCTTTTTTATGTCTACATCGTCGCCGGCATAGGAGACGCTGGAGAAGGCGGGCGGGTGGGATTCCATGAACCAAAAACAATTTTACAAGACCAGGGCCTGGAGACGAGCCCGGGATGCGTATATAACTGAGCGCCTGGCTGTGGACGGAGGACTCTGTGAAGCCTGCGGCCAGGAGCCTGGAAAGATCGTGCACCACTACAAGGTGTGGCTTGACGACGTAAACTGCAACGACCCTGAGGTCAGCCTGAACCCGGACAATTTCAAGCTGGAATGCCAGACGTGCCACAATAAAGAAGTGGACCCACGGAAGGAAACACCGGGTCGGTGCGCATACGGTCCGAACGGTGAGATCATACGCAACACGGAGTGGTGAGCGACTGCCCCCCATACGTGAAAAATTTCAGACCCCCAGGGGACCGAGAGGGGCCCCACAATAAAACCCGTTACGCGTTTTTGTGTGGAATTTTTGGAAAGGAGGCCGCGCCGCGATGAAAATCGAAGTTATCCCGACAGACTCGCTGAAACCTTACGAGAATAATGCGAAAATTCACACCCCGGCGCAGGTCGCGCAGATCGCAGCCTCCATCCAGGAGCTCGGCAACAACGACCCGATCGAGGTGGATGAGAACAACATGGTCCTCGCCGGACATGGCCGACTGCTCGCGCTCAAGAGCCTGGGCAAGACCGAGGTGGAAGTGATACGCCACACCGGCATGACCGACGAGCAAAAGCGCGCATATATCCTCATTCATAACCAGCTGACGATGAACACCGGTTGGGACTACAACATCCTCGACGCGGAGCTCGCCAGGATCGACAGCATCGATATGGCCGCCTTTGACTTCGGCGCCATCGACGTCTCGGTCGACGACTTCGGCGAGAGCTTCAAGCTCAACGATTCCGACGCGCCGCTGGTCCGTACCATTTCCATGAGCCTCACCCCGGAGCAGTACCAAATCTGGACACAGGCCATCAAGTGGGCGCTGGACCACGGCGCCGTCGTCAATCCCAGCGACAAGACCAACATGGCATGCAACGCCATCGCGGCCATCGTGTCGCAATACCTGGAAGGGAGCGGCATGGCATGAAAATCGAACGTGTGAGGCTCGCGGATATCCGGCCTTATGAGAATAATGCCAAGCGGCACCCCCAGAGCCAGGTGGACCAAATCGCGGCGTCCATCCAGGAGCTCGGATATCGTGACCTGATCGCCGTCGACGAGAACGGCGTGATCATAGAGGGCCACGGCCGGTTCTTGGCCCTGCAGCAGCTCGGCGTCATGGACGCGGAGGTCATCCGCCTGGAGGGCTTGACCGACGAGCAAAAACGTGCATACATCCTGATCCACAATCAGCTGACGATGAACACGGGCTTTGATCCCGAGATTCTACGCCGGGAGATCGAGGCCATCACGACCATCGACCTGGCGACCTTCGACCTGGAGATCCCGGAGATAAAACCGGAGGAGGAACCGGAACCGGAGGAGCGGAAGGCAGGCCCGGAGCTGGAGAGCTTCGTCCTCACGTTGAGCGAGGAGCAATATCAGGAGCTCCAGGCAGCGGTGGAGATCGTCAAGGCTACGGTCCCGCAGCTGCACAGCTACGGCAACCCGAACAAACGAAACAATGGCATTTTTGAGGTGGTATATCAATGGGCAGAGCAAAAGAAGTTATTGTGAAGGTGATCCCCAGCAAGCTCGCAAACGAGTTTATCCGGAAGCACCATTACAGCGGCAAGGTCGTCAACAATAGCTGCCTGCACTTTGGCGCCTTCCTCGACGGCGGGCTCCACGGCGTGATGAGCTACGGCCCGAGCCTTGACAAAAAGAAAATCCAGGGCCTCGTCGAAGGGACCGGCTGGAACGAGTTTCTGGAGCTCAACCGGATGGCCTTTGACGAATACCTCCCGCGCAACAGCGAGAGCCGGTGCATCGCGTACAGCATAAAGCTCATCAAGAAGAACGCACCGCACGTCAAGTGGATCATCAGCTTCGCGGACGGGTGCAGCTGCGGCGACGGCACCATCTACCGGGCGTCCAATTTCGTCCTGACGATGATCAAGCCCAATGAGGGCCTGCTCCAGATGCCGGACGGCTCCGTCCTCCACCAGCTCACGGTCCAGAGCCAGCCGATGGCACCGCGCCCGGAGCTTGGCGGCAAAAGCCTATTCGAGCTCACCGGCGGGACCTACTCAATCAAGGAGTACTGCAAAGCGACTGGCGCCGTCCCGAAGCCAGGCTTTCAGCTCCGGTATATCTACTTTATCGACCCGGCGTGCCGGGAGAAGCTGACCGTGCCGATTATCCCGTTCGACAAGATCGACGAGCTCGGCGCTGGTATGTACAAGGGAGAACAGGTCGCGCGCCAAGACCGCCGGCCTGACTAAATACTCCAGGCCCCGGGGCTTATTCCTTTCACCCGGGGTCTTTATGCGGGCATAGCTCAGAGGCAGAGCGCCCCACTTCCCGTGGGGAGGCGGCGGTTCGATTCCGACCTGCCCGCTCCAATTCGCGGACGTAGCTCAACGGCAGAGCGCCCACCTTCCCGGTGGGAGGCGGCGGTTCGACACCGACCCGTCCGCTCCAAACAGAGACCAACAGGAGGCGAACAATGGGACGTCAAATCGACCTGAATGAACAGGCCCAAAGAATACTGGAGATCGCCGCCGAACACGGCGTCGAACAGAATTTCTTTTTTATTACCACCTTCAAACGTTACCAGGTGCAGATCAAGCTCCTCGCCGACCTGGAAAAGACCATACAAAAAGAGGGCAACATCGTTACAAAGGAATATGTGAAGGGCCGCGGGAACGTCTACACCCACCCGGCGATCGCCGAGTATAACCGAACGTCCACCGCAGCCAACCAGACGGTGCAGACCCTCATGAAAATTGTGCTGAAAATGCGCAATGACGATGACGGCCCCGGCACCGACGGCGGAGGCGGCACCGGCGACGAACTCATGGACTTCCTGAGAGGCCGGAGGAGCTAATGGCCAGCAAGCCCGAGAATTACATCAGGGCATACCACAAGCAAATCAAGTCGGGCAAAGTGACCGTCGGGAAATGGGTCATGCTCATATATGAATATTTAGTGAACGGACTGCGCAAGCGGTCTTTTTACTATGACGCGGAAAAGACCCAGCTCGCCATTGATTTTATCGAGCGCTTCTGCCACCACAGCGAGGGCCGCTCGGACCTATTGAAGCTGGAGCTCTGGCAGAAGGCGTGCATCGCCGCCATCTTTGGCATCGTCGACCGCAAGGGTGTCCGAATATTCCGTGAGGTTTTCCTGGTCGTGGCCAGAAAGAACGGAAAGACGCTCTTTGCTTCGGCGATCATAGCTTACGTGAAATTCCTCGATGGCGAATATGGTGCAAAGATATTCTGCCTCGCCCCGAAGCTGGAGCAGGCCGAGAAAGTATATGACGGCTTCTATCAAATGCTCGAAAAAGAGCCAGCGCTCAAGAGATACACCCGGAAGCGCCGGTCGGATATCTACATGCCGACCACCAACAGCAGCACCAAGCCCCTCGCCTTCAACGCAAAAAAGAGTGACGGTTTCAACCCGCACCTGACCATCTGCGACGAGATCGCGAGCTGGCCCGCAGCCGCAGGCCGGAAACAATACGACGTCATGAAGTCCGCGCTCGGCGCCAGAACGCAGCCGCTGATCATAAGCATTTCAACGGCCGGCTATGAGAACGATGGACCCTATGACGACCTGATGCTCCGCTCGACCGCCTTTCTCCTCGGCAACAGCGACGAGAAGCGCCTGCTCCCGATCCTATACATCATCGACGACACGTCGAAGTGGGACGACCTCGAGGAGCTCAAGAAAAGCAACCCGAACATGGGCGTCAGCGTTGCCCCGGAATATTACAAAGAGGAAATCGCCATCGCCCGGCTGAACCTCAGCAAACGGGCCGAGTTTTTGACCAAGTACTGCAACATGAAGCAGAACAGCACCCAGGCGTGGATTCCCTACGACATCGTCGACGAGGTCACAAAGGAGACTTACAGCCTGGAGGACTTCCGGAGCAGCTACTGCGTCGGCGGCATAGACCTCTCGCAGACGACGGACCTCACGGCCTGCTGCGTCGTGATCGAGAAGGAGGGCCGGCTCTACACCTTCTGCCAATTCTTCATGCCGGAGAATAAGATCGACGAGCTCCAGCAACGGGAGGGCGTCCCTTACCGGCTATACGTCAGCCAGGGCCTTATCAAGCCCAGCGGCGAGAACCACGTCAATTATCAAGACTGCTTCGAGTGGTTCCGGTGGCTGGTGGAGGAGTACGAAATCCTGCCGCTCCAGGTCGGCTATGACCGTTACTCCGCCCAGTATCTTATCCAGCAGATGGATCAATACGGCTTCCACATGGACGACGTATATCAGGGCGAGAACCTGACGCCGGTCATTCACGAATGCGACGGACTGCTCCGCGACCAGACGCTCCAGCTCGGGGCCAATAACGTGCTCAAGGCCCACTTCCTGAACGTCGGCATGAAGCAGAACGAGGAGACGAGAAAAATCCGCCC